CTAATTTCAGCTTCCGTTTTATCTACACCTGCTCTTGCAGCTTGCAATGCAATAATATCTGCTGGTGTAAGTGCTGTTTGACCAGAAACGCTAAGTCCAGTTTCGCCCATAGCAGGACCAGTATACTCAGGTATATCTCCTACGCTACCACGAAGTCGTGCTGCTACAGCTTCTGGGCTTACGCCTGTAAGCATTGTTTGTGTACCAGCAGAAATGCCACTAGCGGCAGTCTGTATATCAATATCTGTAGGAACTCTACTAGCAGCATAGGCTTGCGCTTGCTGGTCAAGGGAAAGAATACCTTCTTCAGCAGCTTGTCCCTGAAACAGACTTTGTGCAAAACTAGCTGCATCAAATTGAGCATTAGGATTAGCGAGTTTAGCGGCCTGATTTCCTGCTCTAACTGAGTTTACGAAAGACTCATATGAATCCGTACCAGCAGATAGCAAAGTTTGAACTTGCGCATCTGATAATTTGTAATCTCGTTTTAGTTTTTTACCTCTGTCCCTATAATCAAGTACAGCTTTTGTACGCTCTTTACGTACAGCCTGCGCCTCTTTAGCTAAATTTGCAGCAGTATTCTTTAAAGATTCTGCGTACTCTTCGTCTAATGCTCGTATATTTTTAGTAGCTTTTTCAGCTGCACCTGCTAGAAACGATTGTAATCTAAAAGCCATATTACATTGCTCCTTTACGAGACATTAAACCTTTTGGTTCTACAGATACATTTTCGTTATTATCATCTTCATATGACATTTCTTCTTCTAGTTCTTGTTCATCAATGTCAGAAAGACTAGCCATAGCTTTATTAAGAATACCTTTGTCTGGAATATCTTCTCCGTCAGTGTCACCAACTACGTATGGAACTTCTGCATTTTTTGCAAGACCTTCCATTAACTCTACAAGGATAGGATTAACAAGAACACCTACATCAACAGTGTGAAGCCCTTGCATTACACCACCAAGAGTTAGAGTTTCTGCAATAGCGGTCAACGGAATTTTCATTTCGATAATGTCTAAAAGTTGTGCAGCCATTTTAGGCTGAACGATGCGAGACACGTAAAAATCTACACCTTCTTCTAAAGTAGATAACTCAGGCGCAGTTTGCCACGGGCGAGAACCACGTTCAGCGGTTAAACCCTGACCCGGAATAGGAGCATCAAAATCTGATGTTTCTCTAAATGCCATTATGCTTTTTCCTCATTTGACATAGCTTCACGTATAGCAAGCATGTAATCTAATACTTTTTGACTTTCCGTCTTAGTTTTGTTTGCAGTTTTAGTACGTGATTGTAGCACATTATTAGGAGAAAGTAAACCTGTTCTACCTTGTGTTTTAGCTTTCACTTTATTTTTTTGTGCTTCAGCTACAGCATTACGCATATTTACTACTGCAAGTTTTGCTGGTTGACGTTCAATGCTCATTTTTTTACCACCTTATCCATTAACTTTTTAATAATAGGTCTAGTCAAAAAGGCCACCTAAAATAGTTCCACCCGTTTGGCTAGTCAACAAAGTACTAAAGAAGCCGCCAATCATGCCGCTTTCTTCTGCGTCCAATTTTAGTTTTTGCATATCCGCACTTGTCTTAGCTGACAGTTCACCTAAAGCCATTTGTACAAGTCTGTCTGAATCATTTTCTCCAGAAGTCCACGCCCACTCCATTGTATCACTATAATAATTCCACAGATTATTATAGGCTTCTTTACTAATATCTAATACAGCATTAGCATTAAGTTCATTAGCACGGTTAACTGCTGCAGTATCTGCTGTAGCAATCTGTCTACGCCACTGCGCATTTGACTGTGCAATCACAAGCTGGTTCTGTGCATTAAATTGATCTCGCTGATTATTAAGTTCAGCGTTAAAGCGTTCCACTGTATTAGTTTGACCTGCATTAAACTGTTCTTGTGCATTTTGTTGAGTAGCATTAAACTGTGATACTTGTGAACCCAAGCTAGCAAAAAACTGGTCAACTTGATTTTGGCTAGATGCATTAAACTGTGCAGCAGCATTAGTAGCGGCTTGGTCAGTAAACAGTGACTGTACACGTTGCTGTGACTTAAACAACTCAGTCTGTTGGCGGTTAGATAAGTTAGCCATATCAACCTGTAAGAAATTTTGTGCGTTTTGTACTGCTGTTGCTTGACGGTTATTAAGGTTTTGTGAATCCAGTTGAGACAGAGCAGCAGCTTCTGCCATTACAAGAGCCTGATTATTAGACAGGTTTTGCAGATTCATTGTATTAGCAGCACGTGAGTTCTCTAACTGTACTTGTTGTTCTGCTGTAAAGTTTTGGTTGGCAATGTCACTAATTTTGCTAGCGTTTATTACCTTTGATTGAAACGTCTGGTCAAACTCCTGCCCCATAAACTTAGCACGTTGCTCTGCAGCAAGCATTGCTGACTGTTGTCTGTTAGACAAGTTTTGTGATTCAAACTTAGCTACTGTAGCAGCATCAGCCATTGCAATAGGCATTGCCGATTCCATAGCAGCCTGTACGACAGCCTGTCCAGCTAGTGATGAAGCACCTAGACCACGTGCAGCCATAGCTGATGTAGCAGCCCTCATTGCCCCCGCAGCCCATGACGGTGTTTGACCATCTTGAAACTGCGTCATCAATCCAGACAATTGATCCTGTACCATTGCCTGTGCTGATGGATTAGCTGTAGCTGCTGCAGCCTGTGTTTGTTCAGCTAAAGCGGCAGCTTTCGTAGCATCTACACCTGTACCGCTTATAAGTTCACCATCCTGTAGCTGACGTTGTACAGGATTGTCAATTAGAATAGCGTTGCCCTGTGCAGCAGTCAGGTCGCCTACAGATGATGTTGTCTGTTGAGCAGCCGTAATCTGCGCACGAGGGTCATCAGGGTCAGCTTGTGCCGCTTGTGTAGCGTTCATAGCTGAATCTACTGCAGGTGCAGCTTGTGCAGCCTGCATTATATTTGCTTGTGATGGTGTAATCTGTTCAGCTTGTGCAGTAGCCGCTGTCGCTGTCGGTACAGCCACTTGACCAGTTATAGCACCTGTACCAGCAGCAATGTCTTGAGCAGCCGTTACAGGCGTTTCTGCAGCAATTGTGGTGCCACCTACAGGTACACCCGGCTGATACATCTGTTCTACAGTATATGTTCCAATTTGAGGTTGATTAGTTGTAAATCCCGGTGTTTTTACATCACCTACGTTCACTCCTTCTGGTAACGTATCTCCCTCTACATAATATGTAGGATCAGTTACAGTAGACTTTTGCTCACTTGGCCCTGTCACCGTAGGTGTAGCCGCTTGTGTGCCTGAGGGATTGGTTGTTGTACCACCGACAGCAAATCTCCTACGGGCATAGCCGCCACGTGCCATTTGCTGTGCAGCATTGGTATACATATTCATCTGCTGTTGACGGGCAGGGTCTTGTTCAATAAACTGCTGAAACTGGTTCATATTGCCCTGATAGCCCATTGCCTGTGCAATCTTATTCATTGCGGCTGGTTTAAATGCTTTAAACATTGCCATTTAAAATGACTCCCTACTTAATACTTTATCTAGTTTATCTTCTACACGGTGTAGTGCTTCCATGACACGGCGCATATCATCACGCATCTCTACACGAGTAGCATAGTCTTCACGTGTCTTGTTCAACAGTATTTCTACACGTTTTTGTTCACGGCTCATACCGTTAGCCCACCACGCACCTGCAGCAAAAAGCAAACCTAAAAGAGTATCTATGAGACTTTGCATTTCCATTTTATATTTTCCTAAACACTCATCAGCGTATAAAATTATTAAACAAAAGGAACCTCAAAAGTATAACAAGAACCATTACTGCCTTCAGCAAGCGCGCCAGTACCTATAACTGACCCATCTTTGCTAATCTCTACTGGATAACCAAAATTGTCCCCATCAGCAATGTCGGAAGATTTAAATGTTTTCTTTAAAGTCCAGCTTGAACTAGGGTCTGTTGGATCAGTAACCTGATAAACATAAAGCACCCCATCATTATTAACTGCTGATGATGTTCTAGACGCCCTAGCAACAATAGTGTTGCCTGCGTTTATTGCTACACCAGTTCCAAAATAAGTATTAGCACCACTTGGAGATGTGATTTTTGCTTGTTGTGTCCATTCTGAACCAGAGCGAGTAAACACATAAACTGCACCAGCATTACTTGAAACACCAAACGCGCCAATTACACAAATATTTCCTTCGCTATTTATTGCGCCTCTTCCAAAAAAAGCATTAGCAGTCGGATCAGATGGCCTTAATATTGCTTGTTCAACCCAGCTAGAACCTGTTCTTTTAAACACATAAGCACAACCCACCCCACTTGTTGAGTCAGTTGGACCATCTTCGGAATGTGCGGATGCAAGCAAATATTCTCCCGCTTCATCCATATCAATCCGTTCGCCAAGTTGGTCAGACGCACCAGCATTTGATGCCCTCAATATTGTCTGTTCGCTCCAAGTAGAACCTGATCTTGTGTATATATAAACTGCACCAGACGATGCAAGTGGGTCACCAGCACCACCATCTTCGCCTGTTGCTGATACTGCGGCGATTGTTCCATCACCGTTAATTGCAACGCCTATGCCAAACTGATCGTTGCCTTGAACATCGCTGGATTCTAATGTGGCTTGTTGGCTCCAGCTAGTACCTGACCGTGTGAAAATGTAAGCTTTTCCACCATTAAATGCGCCAACCGGGTCTTCGGTTCTCGCTCCACCAATAAAATAAGTTCCATTACTATTAATGTCTATTGTGTCATAACTATAAGCAAACGCATCATCTACTGATGGAGTGTCATGCTGTAAAATAGCCTGTTGAACATAAGTAGAACTTGGCGCAGCACCAGTCTTTAAAAAAACATAACCTTTACCAGCGTTACTAGGAGTGTCGTTTCCCGCAGAGGAACCACCCACAAAATAATTTTTATCATAACTAAGAGTTACTACGCTACCAAACTGACCCCCAGCCGCATCTGACTGAGTTAGTTTTCTTTCTGTCATTGTGCCTGAGTTCCAGTTTGGAACCGCAAGAGTTTCATCAAAGCTAAAAGAATCATCAGCTAAAGACCCAAACCCAAACCCTCTGACAGAGCAATTTGCTAATGTTGTGAGCAAAGGCATTACAAACTATCCCTACGCATATTTCACAGGCTGACTAGCAAAGCAAGTGTACGCCAAAGTACCAGTTCTAACAAAGGTGAATGTATATAAGTCAACACTGTTTGCATTTCCGGCGGTAGGAGCCGCACCACCCTGCCATTTCAGAGTTATTGTATGATTAAAAATACCATTGCTTGTTACATCATTAATAACGTATGGAGTAGTACCGTTTGTAAATAAAACAGCGTGAGATATAACTACATCTTCAACGAAGTCCCCCTTAGAAGTTGGCATAACTGAAAACCATTTAGCATTGTATGTTCGATTGGCTGCTTGGTTAGCTGTTAAGTAAGTAACACTGCCTTGGTAAGGTTGCTCTATAATCCCCGATGTAGTTGTGTACTCAAAAAATCTTTCACCAGCTTGCAGAAGAGCAGGATAAGGAATGTTAGAGAAATCACCCGCAGTAAATGTATTTTGACTATTATTAGCCGGGATGGTTATTGGGCCATCAATGGTTGCACCGCCACCTAACAAATCCGCCATTTCTCTTGCTCTAGTCATCTACTATTCCCCTTCAGCCGCTTCTGCCGCCAAATAAATTGCATAAGCGTCCTTAACAGCCTGTGTATGCACAGCCCCGCAGATGGCTTGAACCTCTGTGCTTTCGCCTGTGATGTCTGCGTTAGGTGCAACAGTATGCCTATGGAAACTACGACTAATCTCAACGCCATCACGCTTGATGACTGTTGCGGTGCGTACTTGAACGTGCTTGTGTTCACCTACGATTTCAATTTTGTCTTGGATTGTTTCTTCTGTTAGTGCCATTTTTGTCTCCTTTTAAGTCCGTCTCAAGAGTCCACTTAAGATAATTAAGATGTTGTGTACCAACCGCCAATAAGTACGTCTGCGCCTGAAAAATTAGCATTGTAAAAGGTTCCGTTGGTGTCGGTTCGTGGACTTATGCCAGCCGTAACCGCCCTATTTCTAACGTGTGTACTTATACTTGAAACAACGCTTACCCCACCAAAGAAATAATTACTGCCAGTCGGGTCTGGAGTAAACGGTAAGGTAAAGATTGCAAATGTGCCATCAGCTGTGGACGGAAACCGTACAAATAATTCAACAAATACAGCAAGACCCACTTTTGTGTATCTACCTTGCGCGATAGTTAGTGTTACCCCCCCATTTACAGTGGGAGTAAAAGTTCCAGTTTCAAAGTCATCCAAATAATTAGCTGAGCCTGTGCCGCCTACGTAGACACCGCCTGTTACACTAACATCACCAGTAACAGATACGCCTGTGCTAGAAGTGCTTAATTTTTGTGAAGTTCCTTTATAAAGTTTAGATTCACCATCTGCGCCACTTATCAACGCAGTAGTATGACCACTAATGCTAAGACCCGATTTTAAATTATTATTAGCATCTTGATTACCTAATATAAAAGTATCACCATAATTATTACTAGGTAAACTAGACGCTGCTCTTGATGCATCCGCAGAATTTCCCTCTACTAAAGAACCTTTAAGAATAGTAGTGTTACTCCAAGGTGCTTTAAATGTTTCTGATGTAGGGATATTAAAATCAGTTAAAATCCCAAGTGCCCATTGATTATAATATAAAGCATCTATCGACTGATTTGACCCACTGCTATTTATATCAAAAGGCAGAGTTGGTTCAAATCCAGAAACAATATAATTGTCAGGTAAAGTTAAAACACCATTAGAATCAACAGAAAGAAGATTATGGTTAGCAATACCCAAGCTAGTCAGAGTTGGGTTTGGGATACCAGTCAGAGCAGAGCCATCACCACTAAATGCTGATGCTGTGACAGTCTCGCTGACATTTAGAGGTCCATTTACACTTCCGCTAAATATATTAAACACATCGTAAGCGACAATCTCTACTACATCGCTTGCAGAAAGCGCAGTCAGGCCAGCAATCGTGTTGTCAGTAGAGGTGTTGTAGTCAGTACCCGCGACAAGTGAAATTCCATTTACACTAACATCAACAAATGCTCCATCAGCAAATGTTAAAGTATTACCGTTATCATCGGCACCACTTAAAGATGTTTCTCCACCAGATGCTGTAAAATAGAACCTGTTTCGTGTCCCCTGAGAGGGTGTTTTACCTAAATATGCCATGTTCTCTCACTTGTGTTTGTACTAGGGTAAGCGTGACCTGTTCCCCCATTAATTCGTACACTGCTGTTGCAGCCTCTTCAACTACCGTGTCTTCAGTAAATCCTGGTTCAAGCAACTCGTCATTTATACAAATCAGAACTGTTTCGTTGCTATCATCGCCTATCTGAAATGTGACATCCCAAAAACAATTTGCCATTATGCACCTACATTAGTCGAAGGAAATGCTCGACCCTCACCCCATAAAATTCTAACTGCACCGGCTCCTCCGTTACCAGCATGTACTCCCCACCAAGCACTGCTTTTTCCACCGCCGCCGCCGCCATACAGACCGCCATCCTGAGTGCCATTAGTGTTGGTTGGGACAGGACTATTACCACCGCCACTGCCACCTGTAGCAGAACCATCTACTTGACCTAGGCCGCTTAACCCCTCTCCATAGAGTCCAGTTCCACCTCCACCGCCAGAAATATGGTCTACATAGGTTGAATTTCCAGAAGCCCCGCCGCCGCCGCCACCGCCGCCACTTCCATTACCGCCTGAACTAGCAGCATCATCTCTACCGGTTCCACCGTTGCCACTATATCCTCCGGCTCCACCCCCGCCTGCTGGTCCGTAGTTTGTTGCCGCTGTGGAAGTAGTACCACCGCCATTACCGCCGCCTGTCGAAGCAAAAGTAAAATTAGTTGTGTTAAAACTATATGTACCGCCTGTTGGTCTAGTTATGTTATATCTTCCGGCAATTCCACCTGTAGCGGTTACAATAGTAAGCCCACCTGTTCTTAAAATACTATTTCCACCGTTTGTACTGCCTGTTGAATATGCCCCGTCAAGACCCCCTGCTCCAACCGTAACGTCTATTATTTGTCCCGGTGTTACGGCTAAACCATTAAACCAAGCAAGCCCACCACCGGCACCACCATTCATCGCAAAAGTATAGGTTGAACCAGCACCAGCATAATACAAGCCCCCACCGCCGCCGCCAATTGCAACAGCACTAATAGATGTTACTCCAGCTGGTACTGTAAAAGTACCTGACGATGTGAATACTTCGTCTCCAAAAGGTGGATCGCTAATTGAACCAAACCCAAATCCTCTAGCTGAACCTGCGCCAATCGTTGCTAACATAGGCATTATAAAATTCTCCTATGCAAACTGCGTTTGAGAAGCCAGCACTGTAAATGTAGCGTCAGCGGTTTTAACAATTGTAAAGCTATAAGCGTCAATACCACTTGCGTTACCCGCTGTTGGAGCAGTGCCTCCCTGCCATTTAGGAGTTACAGCACTACTGTCAACTTGATAAGCATTTAAATAATAGGCTGTTGAACCTTGAGTTAACATCACAGCACAAGTCACACTTTGACCTATAGCCAAGGTTGAGTTTACATTTGTAAAATTAATTGTTCTATTGGCTGTTTGGTTTGCTGTTCCAAGAACAACGCCTTGAGCCGATGTATCAAAAGTTAAAGTTCCAGTCGTAGATGTAGTTACTGTTACTTTTTCGTGGACCTCCTCAATATCTAGCTGATTGTCAACAGCAACCGCACCGCTGAAAGCAACCGCACCGCTGAAAGTTGCGCCGGTCAGCATTGCTGCCCCAGCGGGATCAACACCATTTACAGTTTTATTGGTTAGTGCTTGTGTGCCTGTAATTGTGACAATAGTACTGTCAGCAAATTCACCTATAGCTTTTGGTCCTATATAACTCATACTGTTAATCCTTATGAAATCTCAAGGTAGGACAAAGCAACATCTGCCGAAGCGGCGGTATTTGATGTAACTTTTATAGTGTCACCGGGTTCTAAAACTATTTTTTGATCGCCACCAACCGCAATTAAGGAAGACCCTACAGGAACAGGAGCGTCCTTTATGATATAAACACTGTCTTCTGCGCCACTGGTGCGAGTGCTTGCATCTAACTGAACATCAATTTCAATCTGGCTTGTGTGTATATTTGCTATAGTTAAACCAATTATGGTTGTTTCTGTTGAGGCAGGGCATGTGTAAACAGTAGCAGGGGATGTTCCTACTCCAGTATCTGTCTCTGATTTAAAAGCGTTTGCCATTTATTACTCCTAATATAGTCTAATTATATCACACTTGGTATTAATTGTCAAGTGTTATCTAACCTAACGCAATAGCAAATGCTAGTGCTGTTGGGTCTGTTTCTGTTATGGTGAGGTTAGTTAACTGTGAACCGTCTACTGCTGGTAGTTTTCCAGTACCGTCTAATTGTACAATATTATTTGCACTTGTACCTATATTTAAAGTAGCTGCTGTACCCAAACCAAGGGTAGTACGTTGTGCTGCAGCGTCAGCGTCATCAAGTAGTGCTTTACCTGCTGTTGTTAAATCATAAGTACCCGCTGTTCCCGCACCTGTGAACTGTATACCTTTATCTGCCGCTGATGTTAATCCAGCCAGTGCTGCGAGTTCTGCATCATAGGCTTGTACGTCTGTACCAATTGCTATGCCAAGATTAGTACGTGCATCAGAAGCGTTGCTTGCTCCTGTACCACCATCTGCTACTGCCAAATCACCGGCAGATGTTATTGTTGACAAATCAATTGTTGGACTGGTTAAAGTTTTGTTTGTAAGTGTTTGTGTACCCGTAAGGGTAGTAACAGTGCTGTCAATATCAAGAGTTACTGCACCGCTAGTACCGCCACCAGATAAACCTGTTCCCGCAGTTACTTCTGTAATATCACCAAGAGGAATAGCACCCACTTGTGAGTCTACATAAGCCTTAATAGATTGTTGTGTAGCTAAGTGTGTAGCAGAGTCAGATACCATTGTATCTTCATCTTTAATAGAAGTTCCACTTATTGTACCGTCAAGCACCGCACTTGTCAAGGTTTTATTTGTCAGAGTATCCGTTGTAGCACGGCCTACAAGCGTGTCTGTGCTAGTCGGTAGGGTAATAGTACCAGTATTACTGATGGTGTTGATTACAGGGGCTGTAAGCGTCTTGTTGGTAAGCGTCTGCGTACCAGTAAGGGTAGCTACAGTGCTATCAATATCAATAGTAAGAGTCTGTGCTGAACCTGTAGTATCAATACCTACACCACCAGCAATAGTGAGTGTTTGACTATCTAGGTCAATACTTTGTGCGCCACCAGTATCACCTTGAAAGTCTAAATCTTCTGCAGTAAGTTGTGTATCAATATAATCTTTAGTGGCTTTAGCCGATGGAATGGTATCATCTGTAAGAGATACGGATGTAAGGTCAGTGTCAAGTACACCTGCAGCAAGCATAGTAGTGTCTATATTAGATAGTGTGTTACTAGCTGCATCAATAGTTTTATTTGTGAGTGTCTGTGTGTCTGTTAAAGTAGCTACTGTAGAGTCAATATCAATAGTTACAGTTTGACCTGTAGCTGATGTATCAATGCCTGTGCCACCAGTTACAGTAAATGACTGGCTGTCAAGGTCAACAGCAGCAGTGCCTGTATCTGCAGCAACATCTAAGTCCTGTGCAGTTACCTGTGCATCTACGTAGGCTTTAATTGATTGCTGCGTAGCAATAGAAGTATCTGAATCAGAAACCATATCATCTTCATCAAGTACAGTCCCAATACTAGAACCCCCACCAACGCTAATACCAGCTACATTTAAACTACCAGAAAAATAAGCATCTTTATATTGGTTTGTTACAGAACCTAAATCAACATCGTTTGTTGTTACAGGTAAAATAACACCATCTTCAAAACGTACCTGTTCAACAGATGAACCTGCACCCGCAGCATCTATAAAAACACCTACACGATTATTAGTGTCATCTACTACAACTTTATTGATAGGAATAGAAACGCCGGGGTCTCCAATCAAGCCAATGACTGGACCTTCACCACTAGTGCCATCGTGTGAGTGACCTGTGGTATTATCAAATGTGTTTACTAGTTGGTTATATTCATCATTAAAGTCTGATGCCTGAATAATATCACCATCAGCGAATGAGGATTGTCTAGTATAACCTGCCATTTATTATCTCCTTGCCGCCGCTTCAAACTCTAGCTGAAAGCCTTTCAGTGAGTAAGGGGCTGACGTTCCCCTATCATTAACACGTAATGCTATTGCAAATCCTGAACCTTCAATTGGCTGTCTTACCAATGGGCTTGACTGACCACCAAATGTAGCAACTCCAAATATAGATGAGCCATAGATAGCTACTGCTGATGTAGTATCAAATGGATATGCAGCAGGTCTAGGTACATTAGGTGATTCATAATCGTATCTTACAAATAAATCCGCATTAACTGCTGCTTCTGGTGAATAGTTTAGGATCACACGCTGAAACGCTTTACGTATACCTGCATCACCCATAGTCAAGTCAGGTGAACGATACTTACCTGTTACATTGTTACCGTCAAAGTCAATGCCTTGTTCTTGACGGTACACATAACCATCAAAGCCACCATGTATAATAAAACTTTGACCTTGTGCAATTGTGTAATCTGTACAGCTAGGTGCGATACCTTTTAAGTCACCAAACTCATATGTATCGCCTTTACGTACACAGATAATACCTTTTGTGTTTGCCCGTGCTACATCTGAGTTAGAGAAGAACAAACGGTACTGTGTTTTGTCTGGAATAACTAGACTGTCAAACTCGTCTATATCAGTTAATCCAGTAAAACGGTCTTGAATCTGGCGACTGATTGTACCTAACTCAACGTCACCAATACGATCTGTACCAGCAACTGTACGCAGTCCATCTGGACCAAGATAAACTAAGTCACCTGCAAATTCTTGAATAGTAAATCCGTTTAAACATCCAATTTCACGAGACACAGGTTGTAGTATAAAGTCTGCGTTAGAGTTACCAGACAGTCTGAAAATGCGTTCTTCGCAAAAAACATATAACTGTTCACGGAAAGGAACGATAGCAGTTATTGGACTATCTACTGCAATAGAACCTGCGCCATTAGCAACGGCAAAGTCAGTATCCGTATAAGGCGCAGTAAAAACTAATTCTTCTGGATTGTTAGACATACCAGCAAAAAATAGTGCGTTTTTGAAACCTGTTACAAACTTAGGGTCAGCAGGTGCGCCTGTAGCATTTAAGTCTGTTACTGTAGTACCATCATATTTAGATGCATTATTTGCACCATCTGCCCATACAATGTAATCTGTACCACCTAAGTTATACCGAAAGAATGTATACTTTGTTGCACCAGTTCTGCCTGTATCAATCTCTGTCCAAAAGGCAAGGACTGCTGTACCAGTCGGATAACCTGCTGCAGTAGTACCATTAGCACCACGAGTACAGCCAGTAAATGTGGTAGCGGTAGTACCTGTGTAGGTAATCTGTTCCGTACCAATTAGGATTGTACCAGCGGTAGGAAATCCTGTAGTTGACTGTACAGTAATTGTTGTATCAGCTACTAACACAGCACCGTCTAGTGTAGTACTACTATTAGTAGAAGAAAAAATATTTTCGCCACGTGCGGCTAGTACATCACCTTTATAGTATGCTGTCATTAAAACAGGTTCAGTAGTATCAGCTGTGTATGGTACTTCCCCAGCAACCCACTTGTTATAACCTGAAATCCGGCGATAGCCACCTTGTACGTCAGGCTCAAAGTTTTCTAGTTCAAGTGCCATGCCCGGCTGCATAACAAAAGTAGATTGGTCTAGTACCAAACCACCTTGACAGGCAAACACAAAAGGACTGAGGCCAGATTCATCTGCCATCTATACCACCTAAAATCCAGCTACGTTAGTGCCATACCTTTGAGAGTGTGGGATATAAGTTGACCTCACATAGTCTGTTCTGTTCAAAAGAATTGATTGCATATATTTAATGCCCTCTTCAAAACGGGCAAAGTTAATTCCGTATTGTTGTGCCTCACCACGATACTGATAGCCGTAGGCAGTAGCACCATCTACAATAGTTTGTCTAAACTGTTCTGGAATAGTAGGTATATCTGTAGCATTTACCAGTACAGCAGGCTTTTCATAATAATCAAATTTTAATTCGTAAGCAGCGTCTGGATAAGGGTACAGTCCATAATTATTATCGGGTGTTCGGAATACATAACTAGGAACAGCACCTACACTTGTTGTACTTTCTTGGTCAATAGCCCTATCAACATATTCTTTATAATCTAATACTCGTAACGTAGTACCAGCTACACCAAGTGCAGCATCTTTACTAATACGGAATGTTTCGTAATCTATAGATTGTGTATTTGCAGGAAGTGTATAACGAGTTTGATTTGCTACTAATGTAACAGTAGCTGTGCTGTGTGTAAAAGGCCAACCAAACTCACGTGAGTTAATATAGTTAATGGCATCGTTTACTGCGTTTTTACACTGGATTTGAAATCCACGTGCATTAGAGAATGTAGCGGCAGTTAGTTCTACCTCATTCATTCTATTCAGTACATCATTGGATAGTCCAAGATAATCATATGCCATGTGAAATCCTCAAAACAAAAGTGAAGGGGCAAGTTGCCCTGCCCCCTCAACTATTTAGGCAAGTGTATCACGGTCAACTTCGTTAGCCGTG